GGAACGGTCGATTGCATTGCTGAATACAATGGTGAACTTGCAATCATTGACTTCAAAACTTCTAAAAAACCAAAACCGAGAGAGTGGATTGATCACTATTTCGTTCAGGCAGCAGCATACGCATGTATGTTTTATGAGCTGACTGGTATTGCAGTGAAAAAATTAGTCATTTTAATGGCATGTGAAAATGGAGAATGTGTAGTCTATGAAGAATATGATAAAAGCAAATACATTAAATTACTCGCACAGTACATTAGAGAGTTTGTGGAACACAAACTGGAAGCCTATGGAAAAAGAACTTGAAAAAGCATTAGAAAACAAATTCTACTGTCCATCAAGATTCGCACAAGAAATAGAAAAGCTTGTACAAGATGATAAGAACTTGACTTACATCGATGCTATTCTATACTTCTGTGAAAAGAACAGTTTGGACTTGGAGTCTGTACCAAAACTAATTTCAAAACCATTGAAGGAAAAGATTCGTGGTGAAGCAATCAAGTTAAACTACTTGAAGAGATCCTCCCGAGCAAAATTGCCCCTTTGATTCCATTTTGGTCGAAAAAATTTTCGCCAAAATTTTTCTCTATATTACTTTTTTTGAAATGTCTCCGTTTGATTGTTATAAGACTTACCTTGCAATGAAGCAACATTTCTGCAAGGATAATTACGACTACCACAAATATCATGGTAAAAGTCGTGCATCGCTTCAATCCTTTTATAAGCGGAGGGATCGTTACTGGTTTGAAAAACTATCAAGACAAAAACCAGATCGAGAAATTGAAGACTTTTTTGTAGCAAACTTCGTCACTTGTGATGATCCAGACCAAATGTGGATTGGTGAGATTATCAAGAACGGAGATACGAACTACACATCATGGAAGAAAAGAATTCAGTCTTTATCTTACACATTTAAAGAGGAGACTGGATCAATTTTTAATTCAAAGAATTTCGATAAGATGTTTATTATTCAGAATGGTAGACATCCACAAATATTAAAAGAATACTTACAGTCAAATATATCATTTGAGTCTTTTATGATATTAAACAGTATTCTTGATTTTTCAAAAGAATATGATAAACGACTGGATGATCCAGTATGGACCTTGGTTTCGAGGAGAATGAAAAAGTATAAACCGTTCCTAAATATTGATGTACAACGTTACACCGATATTTTAAAAGAGTTTGTTCTGGGGGTAAAATGACCTTTTTTGATTCAGCAGTTGTTCGAGCTGAAATTGCCGAAATTACAGAACTTCAAGAGGAAATTTACACGAACGTGTTTAAGTTCCCTTCGATGACAAAGCAAGAAAAGATCGATCACGTAAATCTCCTAGAAAAACTCTTAGAAAAGCAAAGAGTCATGTATGCTCGTCTGAGTCTCTCTGACGATCCAGAAGCAATCGAAATGAAAGAGCGCATCACTGAATCAGCAATTCTGATGGGTATGCCAAAAAACGTTGACATGAATCTGATCTTTGCTAATATGAGTAAGTTGATCGTCACCATGCGTGAACAGATTGACAAAGGTGAGGACTCCTGATATAGTAACGGGGTACACACAAGCCAAATCTCACAAATACGAGGTAATCCGAATGTCTTTTGCATCACTTAAAAAGCAATCTTCTCTGGGTAGTCTGACCCAAAAACTTGTGAAAGAAGTTGAGAAGATGAACACAACTTCCACTGGTGCTGATGATCGTCTGTGGAAACCAGAATTGGACAAGACTGGTAATGGTTATGCAGTCATCCGTTTCCTTCCTGCACCTGATGGTGAAGACCTCCCTTGGGCAAAACTGTACTCTCATGCCTTCCAAGGTCCTGGTGGATGGTATATTGAGAACTCCCTGACTACCACGAATCAGAAAGATCCAGTTTCCGAATACAATCGCGAACTGTGGAATACTGGAACCGAAGCGAACAAAGAAATTGTTCGTAAGCAAAAGCGTAAACTGTCTTACTACTCCAACATTTACGTTGTTCAGGATAATGCTAATCCTCAGAACGAGGGTAAGGTCTTCCTGTTCAAGTATGGTAAGAAGATCTTTGATAAGATCATGGCAGCAATGCAACCTGAGTTTGAAGATGAAACTCCTATCAATCCCTTTGATTTCTGGCAGGGTGCTAACTTCAAACTGAAAATCCGTAAGGTTGACGGTTATTGGAACTACGACAAGTCAGAGTTTGATCGTATGTCTCCTCTGAACGACGATGATGATGCTCTGGAAGCAATCTGGAAGAAAGAGTATTCTCTCGAAGAGTTCACTGGTCCTTCTGCTTTCAAGACCTATGAGGAACTGAAAAAGCGTCTTGACTATGTTCTTGGTCTTCGCGGAAACGCTAAGGTTCAAGATCGTGAGACCTATGAGGAGGAGCAATCCCATGAAGAAGAGCGCACTGGTCGTTCCTTCACTCCTAACTTCAATCGTTCCCAAGAGTCTGAACTTCCCGAAGAACTGAGTCAAAAACTGAGTTCTCTGTCGAGTTCAAGTTCTCAGGATGATGATGAGGATGATACTCTGTCCTACTTCCAAAAACTGGCAGACAGTTAATTACTGAAATAGTCTAATATTATCGACTCTCTTCAAGGTTTCACTCACAAACTGAGTGGAACCTTCTTTGTATTCAAGGGCATTAATGAGATCATCTACGATCATATTAAGATACTCATCTTTTATCAAGTAGATATTTCTTTTTGCCTCTTCTAATTTTGTTTCATAATCAAGATTGGTGACAGGATCAGTGATATTGGTTTTTGTAACTTCTCTTCCGAGACCTGCATCAAAGAAAGTAACCGAATAGTTTGCTGGAACTGTAAGACCTTTTTCCAATATTCTGGTTCCAGTCGATGTTACAACTTCTTCCGATTCATAGTGATGAATTTGATTCATCTTGTCATATGTCCCATACTTTTCAAGAAGAAACGTATCAAATGCTTGTTGAGTCAATGGCCATTCATTGTAGACATTGACGATATTGTTTGACAGCAGAACAACCCAATCAAATGTTGGGTCTCCATAATATGATTTGGCAACATTGTCGGGTCTTTCATCACCAATAATGCTGTACTTTGTAAAGTACATGATGTTTTGAAAGATTTCGTCTCTTATTTTAACTCTGGTAAAGAGATTTTTCGAACGAATATATTCCGAAAGTTTTGCATTCGGAAAACGATTGACATATTCAATGTCTGGAATAGATCTGAAATAGTATGCCATCTTAGAAACCTATCTTGTGGTCATCATAATCACGATCATAGATTGGATCAAGTTCTCCAAACTGTAAAGTCATTCTATATGCTGTCATTGTATTTTCTCCATCACTAAAAGTACTGTATGTTCCAGCGGGAGTGTAATCAACATTCATGCTTTGAAGAGCACATGTTTTTATCTTATTCAAAGACTGATGTAACGCACCAGTGAATCCGTTAATGTATTCAATTTTAAATACATTCGGTGCTTTTAAGAATAATGATTGTGCAGTTCTTGCAGCCATATTTTTTTTAAATGCGTTTATAATTGCTTTTATCTGAGTTGCTTCTTCTGGGCTTCTCGCTGACATGAAAAATGAAAAATTAAAAGACCTTAATGCTGGTCCATTGAATAAAAGTTCAAGATTTGGATTCATCACTTCACCAAAAAATCTAGAACGCAAATTAGCATTAACTCCCGCTTCAACAGCAGCAGTTCCAACAGCTTTTTGTATGGAACCTTCACCCAGTGCTTTTTCTACACCAGCTTTCATCTTAGATATTGTTTTCCCAGCTGCCTTAGCACCTTCCCCAACAAATGATAATCCAATTTCACCAAATCCTCCTTTAATCGCATCTAATCTATCTTCCTTCCAGTCAACCGTATTTCCATCTTGAATTGATGATTGGATTGGAAGAACAATTGTTCCAAGTGCTGCTCCTGTTTCATCTATTCTTGTTGTATTTAATGCAAGATTATCGCCAAAACTAACTCCACCGCCTTGATATTCGTATACCGAAAATCTAATATAGTCACTAGGAAATGCTCCTTGACCTTGTTGTTTTATTGGATATCTGTAATCGAATGTCATTTGAGTGGGGTTTTATCTTTATTTATAGGGATGTTTTAAAATTGCGATATGGAACTGCTCTCAATCTTCCAGCATCTTCACTTGGTATG